GAGTAACTGGATCAACTGAGATATCGACATTATCTAGTTCATTAATCAGAGAAACATCGTATGGTTTACATGTTAGTTTATAAACTGACTTAGCATCATTATGTGTAAATAAATTATTAACACCTGGAACAGTTATACTTTGATCAGTAATTTCCATTATTTTATTGTTTGGCAAAATAACTAGACAACCAACTGGGTCAAAACCTTCGTCATCAACAATGTCTGGTATAGGATCAAACGAACTTTTAGCAACAAATAGGTTAATTGTTTCAAAATTTACTAAACCAAATTGAGAAAAATTCGTTTCATTATCCCAATCTTCGGTTGTTTCGGGCAACATATAAATATCATATATTTTGGAGTTGTCTGACTTCATGTGGCTGTAATCACCGAAAACGACATCGTCTCTGTTGATTTTTTCAGTCAATAAAAATTTAGTTAACACTCCATACAGATTTATGAGCTCTTCAGCTAAACTAGTATTTAACTGGTATTCGGGCTGTCCTGTAAAGTTGAAATTCATAAAAACCTCTTTTGATTATATTTATAAATAATCTAAAAACATAAAGGTACAATTAACATGATTTTAAATGAAATAGTTAAAAACTTCTTAAAGCAACCAGAAATGAAGAAGGACGGTGAAAGCTCTGAAGTAAAGAAGGATAATGTATTGGTTGATTTATCTTCAAATGATATGTATCCAACGGGATCGTTTTTTGATGATGAACAAAACAATAATGGGTTGTTTAGCAAAAGTCATGCTACTGACGTAATTTTTAAACAGAAAGAAAAAATTATGAAGTACAGACAGCTGTCTATGACAACGGAAGTGGCTGAGGCTATCGACGAAATCGTTAACGAAATTATCTTTAGTTATGATGATCAAATTCCTCTTTACATTACTATCGACGAAGAAAACCAGAAATTGGTAGATGCGATTAACGAAAAATTCGAAAAAGTGATGGATTTGGTTAACGTCAGAAGAAATCTTTTCCAAATCGTAAAGCGTGCATATGTTGATGGCCAGATCATCATGCATTGTTCTTACGACAAGAAAAATACAAAGGGCGGCATCAAATCGATTAAAATGGTTGAACCATCGATGCTTTATTTTGATGGTAAGAGCAAAACGTATAAGTACATGGCCGAAGATCGTGGCCTCGCAACTGTTAAAGATTCAAATCAAGAATATAGCGTTGAAGAAATCGTAAGAGAAGATTTTGGTCTATATGATGGCCCCGTTAATCTTAGTTACTTGGAATACGCGATTAAACCTGCAAATATTCTTAAAACACTTGAAGATCTTTTGATTCCAATGCGATTTAGTCGTTCAATTTCTAGACGTGTATTTAACGTTGACATTGGTGATTTACCAGCAAAACGTGGTGCTGAAGTTATGAGAGAGCATCAGAATAAATTCAAATATAAGAAATTCTATAATAACGATACTGGTGAAGTTTCTAATCAGCAGCATATTACGTCAATGGTTGAAGATTATTGGTTCGCTAATCGTGCCGGTGGTAAAGGTACAACTGTTGATGTTCTAGATGAATCTGGTAATCTTGGCGAATTAGACGATATTCTTTATTTTGCACGCAAACTTTATAAAGCAATGAAGATTCCAGCGAATCGTATTAGCATTAATCCAGATGGTGATAATGAATTCGATTATGAATCAACACGTGTTACAAGAGAAGATATGAAGTTCTTTATGTTCATCTCACGTATTCGTCAGGTTTATTCTTCGTTGTTTAAAGAGATTCTTAAACGTGAAGTTGTTAGTACTGGCATCATGAAAGAATCTGAATGGGATGATAAAGAGAAATCAGTTAGCATCATGTTTACGAATGAAAATAAATTCATCGAAAAAATGAAACTTGATAACTTTATGGGTAAGTTGGACATCTATTCAACTGCACAAGAATATCAAGGTAAGTTATTCTCTGTCAACACGATTCTTAAAGATGTATTTAGATTCAGCGATGAAGAAATCGAAGAAGAATTTAAGAAAATTAAAGAAGAAGAGTCAGACGAATTATACTCCAAGTTCTACAATAAAGACGAAGAAGGATATTAAAATGTGGGTACTAGTCCTGATAATCGCGTTGAACGCAAACCCAGCAATCGAAAAGATTGGAACATACGAATCTATGGAGAAATGTTTCGATGCCAGAGACAACATTCTTGTTGAATATGGTTCATACGACGGTTTATTCATTACTGGTCTACAAGCGGTCTGCGTACAGTATAAATAAAACAAAAATAGGAAATAAAAATGTTAAAATTTAAGGATTTTTTAGCTGAAGCTGAACTTCCAGATGATTATATTGCTAAGGTAGTTGGTTGGATTATTGATGAACCTACTGATATGTCTAAGTTGACGGTTCAGCGTTCTGGTAAGTTCATCTCTGTTTACTATAACGGGGATTTTAATGAAGAAGTTGTTAAGCAGCAGTTAACTAAAGCTGGTTTAACAATGAAATCAGACGGTAATGGTGATTACTTTGAGAAGTCTAAGGCAGTAATTGAATTTAATGGCCGCCTTTCTATTTCAGATTTAGCTAAATTTGCTTCAACATTTGCTAAAGCCGTTGGTAAACCACCTAAAGAGTTATCTGACGCAGATATCGTTAAAATGATCGTTTCAGTTGCCGAAAAACTAAAACCATACAAGCGTAAGGTTATTGGTACAGCATCTAAAATGGAATCTATTATGATGTACGCTACCAAGATATATGAAGATAAAGCGGCACGTGAAAAATTTATTAAAGAACTTGAAAAACAATCAGGTGTTACTGAAGTATCGTTCCAAGAATTTAACGAAGAATACACAGTAAAAACTGAAGATGGTAGTTATAGTGTTATCGTTTCTCAAGTTGAATCTTACGGCGGTTACGTAATCACCGTAAAAGGTTAAAGGATTAGAGCGCAACCTCTATAAACTATAACTATAAATTTAGCGCTAAATTTGTATTAACCCAAGTATTGCTGATTAGGTTCGTCCATTCAGATTCCGAGTTGAATTGATCGGATAAATTACGAAGGTTTTTCTGAATCTTAGGAACGTAGTTCCTCTGACATACAGAAAGTAATGCTAATAAATTCATAAGGAGAATTAAAAATGGCTGAAATGTTAAGCCCAGGTGTATTTGTGACAGAAGTAGATGCGAGCACTATCGTACCTACAGTTTCTAACTCTATCGCAGTGTTCGGCGGTAAGTTCGTAAAAGGTCCAGTTGGTCAATACACTTTAATCTCATCTGTAGATGATCTAATTTCATTCTATGGTAAACCAACAAATACTAACTACAACGATTTTTATCAGGCATACAACTTCCTACAGTACGGCAATAAGCTTTTAGTTTCTCGTGCTGCTAACGTGGGTGGTACATCAACTTTTGCTGACGAAGTAGCTGCTGCTGAAGCACTTGCTAATGACACTACTGTTGCTGTTGCTGATACATCTGCACTTGAAGTTGGTGCTTTCGTAACGTTTGATGCTCAGGATGCTGTATACAGAATTACTGCAGTTGTTGCTGATACATCTATCGAATTAGATCGTGGTTTAGAAGCAGATCTTGCTGCTGGCACTAACATTAACATTTGGACTGCTGACACTAACGGTGTTGCGGAAGTTTTAGATGCTACAAGCACTGCTACTATTGATGTTAATGATTATGTTGCTAACATGATGGTTATCGAAAATAAAGACGATTTCGACATGAAAGAAACTTCAATCGCAATGTCTAACGCTGATGCTAAATTGAAAATCATCGCACGTTCGCCTGGCGCATGGGCTTCTGGTCTTGAAGTTGCAATTGCTAATCCTGCAGCCTTTGGTGCAACTACACCATCTGAAGCATTTGCTGGCATTTCACTTGACGGCCTATACGAATATGCTCCTACTGGAACAGAGGTTGCTGTAGTCGTTCGTTACAATGGTGAAATTGTTGAAACTTTCACAGTTGATTTTGATGAAACTGCTAAAGATTACAACAACAAGTCTACTTACATCGAGAACGTAATTAACAATCAGTCTAATTACATCTTTGTTAAAGATAACACTGCAAATACAGATTCTGTTGCTGATATGTGTGCATCTGTAAACGGTGTAGCTGGTTCGGTTGTTACTCTATCTCTTGCTATGGATTCTGATATTCAGAATGATGACATCATCGATGCTTACGACATCTTCTCTAACAAAGAAGAACTCGACATCGACATCGTTATTGGTAACGAAAGAGATGGCGGTGCTGCTGCTAAAGAACTAGTAGATACTCGTAGAGATTGTATCGCATTCATCGGCGCTAACTACGCTGATACTGTAGGTAAGAAATCAGCTACTGCTGTTGCTAATCTTGTAGAATGGCGTCAGTCTGGTGCAGTTAACTACAATAACATGTTCGTTGTTGCAGTAGGTAACTACAAATACCAGTACGATCGTTACAACGACAAGTACCGTTGGGTCA